TAAAGGAACATTAATTACTCGATATAATGGCTGTGTTCTTATTATGGGAAATTGTTTGGATAATAGAAGTGCCGCTTTGAATTTAAAATTCCAAACATTTGTTAATTTTGGGGTACGTCCTTACGATAAACATATCAAACCTTTTTTACAATCTAAAAATGGGGAATTTAATACAGTAGAAAAAGCCCCATTTAAAGAGTTATTAATTTACAATGGATTAGACTGTATTTTCACCTTTATGCTTTATGAAAAACAAATCCTAAAATTGGTGAAAAACAAAAATCTATTGAAAGCATATAATTTCACTATTCGTGGATTAGATGTAATGGGTACAATTCAACATAATGGTATTATTTGTGACCCCAAATACTACGAGAAAACTGAAAAAAAGTTGCAAGTGAAAATTGATAAGGCAAAAGAGTACTTAACCAGTGGCAGAGAAGCAAAGAGTTTCAAAAATAAATACAAACGGAATATAAAAATCACATCCAATCAAGATTTGGGAAAATTATTTTATGAAGTGCTTGGAAAACCTCCTGTTTATACAGCAAAGAGGTCCTATAAAACTGATAAAACCACAATGGAGTCTTTAAATCTCCCCTTTGTTGAAAAATTATTGGATATGAAAAGATATGAAAAAGCCAGAGGAACATATTTAGGGCAATTTCTTAGAGAAATAACCAGGGGAAAAATTCACCCATTTTTTGATTTACATATCCCAACAACATACAGATCCTCATCCTCAATGCCCAATTGGCAAAATCTACCAAAACGTGATCCTGAAATTGGTAATTTAATACGAAAGGGTATTATACCCAGAAAAAATGGGGTAATTATCGAAGCTGATTTTGGTGGTGCGGAAGTGGTGACTTCGGCGGGGTATCATAAAGACCCCACTTTCATTCATGATATAACAATAGGAGATATGCATCGTGATCTTGCCATTGAAATTTGGCAATTACCACCCGAAATGATGGACAAAAAGAAAAACCCACAGTATGATAAAAAAGAACTTAAAATGATTAAGGATGTTCGATTCTATGTAAAAAATAATTGGACATTTGCACAATTATATGGAGATTGGTTTGGTTCATGTGGTAAATTATTGTGGGAAAACTGTGTTGAGACTGAACGAAAATTACCAAATGGAGCATCTTTAAAAGAATGGTTGGATCAAAAAGGAATTTATGAATTAGGGGAAATTACTTCAGATGGTCCAACTCCTGGTAGCTTTCTTGAGCATTGTAAAGATGTTGAGCATAGAATGTGGAATGAGCGTTGGCCTGTATATACTCAATGGAGAAAAAATATTATAAAATTTTATCAAGAGTATGGGTACATTGAAACCTATTTTGGATTTAGATTTACTGGTTTTATGAGCAAAAATCAATGTTGTAATTTCCCAATTCAGAGTACATCATTTCATTTACTTCTTTGGACATTAATAAAATACAATAAATTTCTACAAAAGAGCAAGTTGAAAGCCAAATTGATCGGGCAAATTCATGATAGTGGGATTACTGACACCCATAGACAAGCAATCAAACCCGTAGTCAATGAATTGTATAAAATTGTTCAAGGATTACAAGCAGTATTTCCTTGGTTACCAATTCCAATGGAAATAGAATTTGAACTTTCAAAATTCAGAGAAGAAGGTGGGAATTTTTCTGATATGACCGAAAGATCATTAAACTATATAAATAAAAATTATTAATAAGGACTTAATAAGTTCTTCTTGACAACTTAATTAAAACATGGTACGATTTCTTAAACTAATAGGAGATAATATGTCAAAAACAATTTCAATAACAATTCCAGATCAATTAGAAACTGCGTTAAAACGAGCAGCCGATGATTTGGATATTTCTCGTTCCAGATACATTGGTAATCTATTATTAAATTGGAATGAAAAACGATTACAGGTTGAATTAGAAACCAACCTTAAAAACACCCCATATGAGGATAATAATCCATGAGAGCCAATAATTTTATAGATATGAAGAACAAACACTTTGGGTTATTAAAAGTTCTTCAAGAGGCTGGTAAAATAGGGAAAAGAAAAAAACAAATGTATTGGTTATGCCAATGTAGTTGTGGGACACAAAAGATAATTGCTGGAAATAATTTAAGATCAGGGCAAATTAAATCATGTGGATGCCAAATCGGAAAAACAATTACTCATGGGAATTGTGCAAATCCACTATTTGATCTTTACCGAAGTATTAAAGCCCGTTGTTATAATTCAAACAATAAAGCATATCATAATTATGGCGGAAGAGGAATTAAAATGTCAAAATCATGGTACAATTCTTTTGAGCAATTTTGTAAGGATATGGGTTCAAAACCCCACAAAGATTTCTCTATTGAAAGAATAAATAACAATAAAGGATATTCTAAACAAAATTGTAAATGGGCAACAACAAAAGAACAAGGAAATAATAAACGTACTTGTATTTATCTAACATATAAAGGTAAAACTTTAAATATTACTCAATGGGCAGAATTAAGCTCTTGTAATAGAAGTGTTCTATATAGTAGATATCATAAAGGACAAAACATTGAACAAATTTTAAAGGAGGTGTCTCTTGTCGCTTCAACAAGCCTACCGTCCAAAAACATTTAAGGGTGTTGTTGGAAATGAGGCCGTAATAGAATCCTTACAAAATGTATTGAATAAAGCAGAACCACCAAGTGCTTTTTTATTTATTGGCAAGGCCGGCACGGGAAAAACATCTTTTGGGAGAATCACAGCAAGAGTTTTGGGGTGTAAGAAAGCTGGTTTTACTGAAAAAGATAGTGCTGATGATCGAAGCATCGAAAGTATTCGTAAGATGAAAGAGGATATTAAATTTGCACCACTCACAGGAAAAAAGAAAGTAATTCTACTGGATGAGGTTCATGCTTTATTAAAACCCTCTCAATCTGCTTTATTAAAAATCTTAGAAGAGCCACCTAAACATGCTCATATCATTTTATGCACCACCAACCCCGAAAACTTATTAGAAACCATTAAAAGACGTTGCCATATCTATAAATTAGAATCTTTAAAGTCAACTGATCTTAATAAATTATTCAATAGGATTTTAAAGAGAGAAAAAATCAAAAACTTCTCTACAGATATTCTGGATAAAATATTAGAGTTATCTGATGGTTCAGCAGGAATAGCATTAAAATATTTGGATATGGTTATTGATTTTACCGATACAAAAAGAGCCATTGAAACCTTAAAGGCAGCAGGAACAACCAAATCTGATGTAGCTATGCTATGCAGAACATTATGTGATTATAATATGTCCAAAAATAATAAATGGTTCAAATTAAAAAAATTACTTTCAGATTTTGATGGTGATGCAGAATCAGCAAGACGTCCAATTTTAAAATGGCTATCTAATGTTTTATTATCAAGAGATTTAAATAATGGTATGGAAATGGCTTACATGATATCTCATTTTGAAAATAATTTCTATGATTCTGGAATTTCTGGTTTGAGAGCAGCATTTTTTAAAGCATGTTCAGATATAGAGGAATAATATATGGGTTATGCAGAGGATCTAAAAATTGATCGAAATGATTTAGTTGGTGATTGGGAAGAGCAAGCCACCTTAATGATGCATTATTGTGATTTATATGCCATTGCAGTATTTGAAAGGGATACAGAAAAAGTAAGACTGGAATATATTGCAGCCCAACTTGATTCAGATGTACGAAAAAACTTTAAAAATTATGGTTTTGCCTCAAAACCAACCGAAGCAGCTATAAAGAACACCGTTGTAATGCAAAAGAAGTACCGCAGAGCCGTAAAAAAAGCACTTTTAACAGCTAAACAAGCAAATTTAATGGCTGGTGTACGCACAAGCTTTGAACACCGTAAAAAAGCCCTTGAAAACATGGTTACATTACTTGTAACTGGATTTCACTCTGAACCAAAAAATAAACCCAAGAATATACAAAAAATGTTAACTTCAAAACACCATAACCACAATAAAAAAATCCTGAAAGGGGGGAAAAGAAACCATTTACTAAAACGTAATCAAAAGGCTTAGATGCCCAAAAATCAATTAATTTTTAGGAGTAAAACATGAGTAAAACAAGACCAAATTTTCGTGATCGTATGAAAAGAAAAAAACCATCATTAAAAAAACGGCACAATGCACCACAAAAACAATCAGGAAGATTTCCTACATTCTTCAATAAAACTGAAATTCCTCCTGGTATTGGATTTTTTGTGTCAAAAATTGGGGAACATATCATTGATATTATTCCATTTACGGCTGGTCCTGATATGCCGTTTGGGGACAGTGATTCCCCAGTAACAGAAGAAGGTGAATTGGACTATCTGCTTGACCTTGAAGTCCACATGAATATTGGCAGTATGAAACAACCTTACATTTGTCCTTATGAAAATTTTGGTTTGCCTTGCCCAATTTGTGAATATATGAAAGAACGCAGATTGGACAAAGAGGAATGGTCACAAATTAAAACTAAACGTAGAGTTGTATATTTGGTTTGGGTTCATGACTCTATTGAACAAGAAAGAAAAGGCTTACAGATTTTTCATGCTTCTCATTATTTGATGGAAGAAAAACTGGCTGAGATCGCAAAAATACCTAAAGGTGGTGGATCAATTGAATTTGCTGATTATGATGATGAAGGAATGTCAATAGCTTGGACTCATAAAGGTGAGCGTAGAGATACCCGTTATATTGGGCACAAATTGATTGAACGAGATCGTAAAATTCCAGATAAATTATTAAATCAAAGCTTTTCATTGGATTCAATAGTGAATATGCACCCTTCTTATGAAGAAATTGAGGCTGCTTTTCTTGGGACTGATTCTGATGGGGAAGAAAATGAAGAAAAAGTAAAACCCAAAATAGAAAAGGGGAAAAAGAGG